CGCAACCAACACATCTACAACCACTCTCCCATTCCGTATCATTGCGGGTGTGCCAGAGACTGTAAATGCTGCTGGATCTTTCACTGAGGTAATCGTCAAGTTCAACTTTGGCGTACATACCTATTACAGTGCAACCCCTGTAGCAACCGCAGCATAAGGAGCATATAAATGGCTATTTCACGCGCACAACTACTGAAAGAGCTGCTCCCAGGCTTGAACGCATTGTTCGGTCTTGAGTATGCTCGCTACGGTGAAGAACACAAAGAGATCTATGAAACTGAGACCTCTGAGCGTTCTTTCGAAGAAGAAACCAAATTGTCTGGATTCTCTGCTGCACCAGTCAAGAACGAAGGCTCTGCCATCGCTTACGACAATGCACAAGAGGCATTCACGGCTCGCTATAACCATGAGACCATTGCTCTCGGCTTCTCCCTAACGGAAGAGGCAATCGAGGACAACTTGTATGACAGCTTATCGGCTCGTTATACCAAGGCTTTGGCTCGTGCTATGGCTTATACCAAGCAGGTTAAAGCTGCTGCTGTATTGAACAACGGTTTCACCAACTCTGCCCAATATTACGGCGGTGACGGTGTACCTCTGTTCTCTACCCAGCATCCTTTGGTTTCTGGTGGCACCAACAGCAACACCCAATCAACCGCTGCTGACTTGAATGAGACTTCGTTGGAAAACGCAGTTATTCAGATTAGCTTGTGGACTGATGAACGTGATCTGTTGATCGCTGCTCGTCCTAAGAAATTGATCGTTCCTCCACAACTCCAGTTCGTTGCGACTCGTTTGCTCGAAACTCAGTTGCGTGTTGGTACGACCGATAACGACATCAACGCTTTAGTAAACAATGGCTCGATCCCAGAGGGTTATGCAATTAACCACTTCTTGACCGATCCAAATGCTTACTTCCTAACCACCGACGTTCCAAACGGTATGAAGCACTTTGTTCGTACCCCATTGGCTCAGTCGATGGATGGCGATTTCGATACTGGTAACGTACGTTACAAGGCTCGTGAGCGTTACAGCTTCGGCTGGTCTGATCCTCTCGGTATGTGGGGTTCACAAGGCGCTTAATTGTGCTAAAAAGGGGGGCCAAAAACTCCCCTTTTTTATTTTGTTTGTAGTAAGATGCTTTTAAGTCTAGGACTAATTTGTCCATATCAGCCCGCCTAGGGGACGATGCACCGATGATATGGGGTTATGTGCATATAAGGAGAACCTCATGGGTTTCGCTACACACCTAGGTCCTTGGTTATTAGGGACTGTTAAAAACACCACTGGCACTACTGCTGGTACTATCCGCAACACTGGCTGCACCGTTGTTTCTCAATCTGCTAACGTAGTTTTCGGTACTTTGACTGGTAATTTAGTTACTGTTCCTGCTGGCGCACAAATTGTTGACATCAAGGTTGTGACCACGACCGTATTTAGTGCGGCTACTACTTGCAAATTAAGCATTGGTGGTACTGATTTCACTACTACTGGTACGATTACTAGCGTTGGCAGCGCAACTTTAGGCGCAAATGCAACCACTCCAGGTGGCTGGTTAAATGTTGGCTCTACTGATGCCACGATTACCTACACATTGGCTGGTACAAGTTTAACGACTGGAGCAGCAACGATCATCGTTACTTACGCAGTTCGTAATTCCGATGGTGGGCAGTTCCAAACCACGTTCAATAACTAATCTCATGGGCTAGGGTTTTCCCTAGTCCACTTTAACTTTTGGAGATTAATTATGGCGATGCAAACTGATGTACAAGCCTCAGCGCCGCTAACGGCTACTGGTCAAGTGACCAATAATGCTGGAACTCCTGCCAATTTAGGTAGAATCCGCATGAAAGGGTTATATGTAGTTCCAGGCGCAACTGCTGGTTCTGTTGTGTTTAGAGACGGCGGTTCTGGCGGGGATATTTTGTTAACCCTCAACACACCAGCCGTGGCTAATGCTGGAGCTTACAACGTTGTTATTCCTGGTGAAGGTATTTTGGTTGAAACCAATTTACATGGAACCGTTACTAATACAGCTTCTGTAGTTGTCTTTTACGGGTAAAAAATGTCAGAACCACTACAAGCGCAGGGTTCGTTCAATCTAGCTGGCAGGAGGATCATGCTTGGTCTTCCTGCTTATGACT